GGCATGGACTTGGATGCAAGCAGAACAGATTGTCCCGCAAGAGGTAAAACCTCCTCCCATGCTAGATACCGACGCTCTATGGGTTATTTTGAGCGGTATGTTGGGGATTGCTGGGATGAGGTCTTTTGAGAAAGCGAAAGGTGTTGCGCGGTAACTTCGTCTCGCACCATCTGGCCTATCTTCTGTCCGTGAATCCTGTCTATTTTTTCAATGATCGGAAGTCGTTTGCTTTTAGCTAACTTTAAAATCATCTTTGCCCAGTCCTGAACGACAAACGGCAACGCTTTTTCATACGCTGCCGTTATCTCCTCAATATCAGACGACTTAACCTGCTTGATAAGGTTGATCCACGATGCCACGGATCGACCACTCCCTAAAAGCCTTATGTTTTGCCATTGTTTCTGGGCACTCGGTTGACGGTGGAATCCAGCCGTGTTCCCTCCAGATTTCTTCGACGGGTCTGAACCGATCTTTCATCGTCTGATTCGTTATTAACTCGCGCCAACTGTTCATAGTAAGCCTTTCGGGAACGGATAGACCGCATCCTCGTGAGGAGTTCCTGGCCGTGGTGCATTGAAGAACCTCCGTTTCTCTAGTTCCGTAGGCTTCCAGAAACACTCTGGAGCCTCAGACTTGATGATGTGAATGATCCTCTCTAAGACCGGAGAGTCATCCGAAATGTTTGCAGGACGCTTTGCAAACGCCTTTTTCAGCATGGTTTGGTGGTGTACGCTTAACATATCAGAATGGCACTGAATCGTCGTCATCGACTTTGGTTGATCTTACTTCCTCTTTTGCTTGGAACTTTAGTCCCAAATACTTCCCGTCGGAACCCTCGTTGACCCATCCTGAGATCCAGTATTCAACCCCGTTAATCATTGCTGAACCTCGGTAGTCTGGGTGAACATCCTTCTCTTTCTTTTTGTTCTTGCTGATTGATCCTGTTAGTTCTTTTGGCATAACGACAACTCCATTTGATTAACTTCGTTGAGAAAAGCAACCAGATCAGCCTCGATCTTTGTTAGCTCTTCCGGTTTAGGCTCGTAACGAACAACAAACAACTGTAGATGTTCAGGAAGTCTTGGGTCGAACGAAACAAAGTCGCACCAAGTCCGTCCCGTGACGAGCATTTGAGTAAGCATTTGTGGCTTGTATTTTGTGGGAACCTCCTTAGCTAGTAAGTAATCAACGTGAGTGTTTGAGTTAGGGCACTTGATCTCAATCAGACCTGAGCCTGCAAAGCCATCAGGAGACGCTCCAAGCCACTTTATCGACTTGTGGGTATGAAATCCTGTCTGCTCGACAAAATGGCCTGTATGGACTTCGTAGGCTGCTCTGGCAACGGGTTCTTGTTCCGTACCCCATTGCATAGCTGCATTCGTGAATGAATCGCCCTGTAAACCCGTCAGACGCTCTGTGACGAGTTGAATCTGGTAGTTCCTACGTGTAGCCGTTCCAGGTTTCGCAAGCGCGTCTGAGGCCCTGCTAGCGGTTAGGTGGCCTAGTCTTGCTTTGTACCAATCATCAGTTCTTTGTTCCATGTTGCACCTTTAATATCCCTCGTTCGATCATTGCTTGCATCGTGTTGATATACGCCTGGTTCCAGAAGTCTCGACGTTCCTCGCGAGACATTTCTTTACCCTGGTCTAAGTATGCGTGACACTTAAAACACAGGGATGCTACTAAAGCATCAGATACCTTAATTCCCATGCCTTTGCCTTGGTTCCTATGAGCAGCAACTACAGTTCCATCTTCACAAAAACAAGATCCGCAAGGCAGATGCCTGCAAGCCTCAAGCAGCTTTTTGTTTGAGTACATTGATCTTCCTCAAGTCAAGTTCAGCGTCTTTCATTTCGTCTGTCCAGACTAAGCCCTTCTCGATTGCGTACTGCAATAGTTGCTCTACGAGATCCGAGAACTCAGACACGGTAAGCGAAGCAGTCGAAGGCTCGATCTCTTTGACTTGTCCTCCAGGAAGCTCAACAACACGAGATGGTAGAAACCTCGTTTTAGCCCACTCATGCCAGATATCTTGGGTATATTGCTGGCCCATAAGTTGTTCAGCACAAGCTGTCAGGATCGACCAATAAAACCGATTCTGAGCCGCTGTTCGAGGTGGTTTGGTAATAGTGACCATGTAGCCTAGTTCAACGGCTTCTATGGCCTCTATGACCCTCCTACGGTCATTCTCAGTCGTTAGTATTGATCTCATTTCTCAGATACCAGTTGTAGTTGGCTCGGAAGGCTCGTCTCTCGAAGTCGGTGAACTTGTCGTGACGCTCTGAGAACATAGCATTGACCATGCGTCTCTTGAACTCTTTGCTGTCAACGTCAAGCCACATAAGGTAATTGTCGAGCCCAGACTCGTAAAGGTCTCCGAATAAGAACCTAAGAGCGGTAATCGTTTCATCCGTAGGTCTAGTTTTGTAAGGTGCTTTGCAAGCATCATCGACCGCTAGTTGAATCACAGACCAAAGCAGTTTCTTGCATCGCTCTGTCTGGATTGAGTCCAGCAGTCCTTCTTCAAATGTGTTCAGGTTCATTTTCTTTTGTAGTAGTAGGCCCAGGATTTCCTGTAGAGTTTTTCTTTCGTTACCAGATTGCGAGCCTCCAGAGCACGAATCATCTTGAGCGCATTCTGTGGTGTGCAGCCGAATTTGTTAGACAGATCGTTGAGAGACATCTGGTCGTCGAGTGCTGCCAAGTAAGCCGTTTGTGTTGGCGTTAGCGGTTTAGACTTGTTAAGCATCAACCGGCCAAACTTTTCTACCGACTTCAGGAACTCATCTCGGTTTGAGATGAGAACCCCTGATTGCTTGGCAATGGAGAGAATCTGACTCATTTGATCTCCGTCAGTTCTTTCTTGCGCTGTTCCTTGGCTGCGTCTAATTCCTTGATAGCTTCAGGATTGTTCTTCAGAGCCTTATAAGCTGTCGTAAAGGCTTGTTTCAGATCTTCCATGTTCTCAGCCTCGCTCACGATCTTGAGGTGGTCTGCTGGATCTTCTTTAGTTTCCTCTGGCAGATCCTCCCCAGCGTAGATGTACAACCCGATACCGTGGAGCGAGATAGCTTTAGCTAGACACCTTTGCATAGCAGTGTTGACTTGGAAAGCGTCAGGGTTAGAAATCGCTTTGTTACGGTGATCCATGACAGGCAGTTGTGCAGTGCGAGATACACCGAATGCTTTTACCTCGCAGAACACCATAACCGTGTCATTCCAGGTTTGGTAAGGCTTGTACTCCCAAGTTGCCGTAGGGTCATGTTGCAACAATGTATCTACCGCCCAGGCCCACGAGAGGTAAGAGAGTCCGTTTTTCTTCTCGACCTTCTCGGTTACGTTGATCTTTCTAAGTTCGTTGAATTTCATGTTTGGCTCCTTTATTTGATGAACAGGTAGAGCAGTGTTCCGTAGCAAATCCCCAATGCTGTGCATAAGATCCAGTCACTCCTCGTTATCTTGTACTTCGTCAAGTTCGTACTCCTGTTGTTCCAACTGTTGTTGGTGTTCATAGTCTCTTTCCCTTTCAAGGTCGTATTCGTAAAGTTTTCTGTCTAACCACCAATCGTAATCAACGCTCATACAGCCTCCAGGTATTTGTTAAGTTCGTCTCTAAGTTGCGTTACTTGTTCTTTGTTGAGAGCTATGCCTGCGTGTGCTTTCATATGCCAGATAGAAATCCAAATGTCTTGCTCGTAGTCGCTGATACATAACTTTTCGTAGTCTGCTGTTTTGATCTGTACGTCCATGCTTGCTCCTTGTTGTGATGGAGTAATCTTAGGCTTATCAACCCCATAAGACTGTCATCGTGACGACAATCTCTGCCACTGATACCAAAAAGAAACGCCGTTCGTCGGTAAGTCCTACGCAACGATCCTTAGCTGCGCTTCGTGAGCGTGGTTACTTGTGTCAGATCGTCGAGCACTGGAACCCTTGGGCCAGGATCAGGCAGGACTTATTTGGCATAGGCGACATACTTTGTCTTAAAGACGAGGAGACACTTTTAGTTCAGACGACTTCTAGAGGTAACGTCTCAGCCAGGGTGAAGAAGATTGCAGAGAGTGAACACCTTCCGGCTATCTTGAGAGCAGGCTGGAAGATCGAGGTTCATGGCTGGGGTAAGTTGAAAGAAGGGTGGACTTGCAAGGTTGTGGAGATCTGATAAGATTAGTTTGTTGTCGTAGCAGACAATGTATTAAGGCCGTTTACTCATGCTCTCGACCCTTGTTGCAAGACTTGGGTTCTGCTACCGAGAGCAGCAGTAAGCGGCCTTTTTTATTGTTTATACGATGACCGGCGAGAACGGTCGTAAATCGCTCTATGCGCGAAGAGCAAGCGCATTCAAGCAAGAATGCTTAGCCGGGCTTGAGGCCGCAGAGGATATGGCTGCGGAGCCGGGGTCGACACCCGCTAGAGCCTTGAGTATTGGGTCAGGCCAACTCAAAGAGTGTTATACGCAATACGGCACCTGATTAGCTCTACGAACTTTGTTCGTAGTTGGTCGTGGTTTTGCCTGGAGAAAATGATGGGTAGCTACTCAGATCTGTTGCGGAGTCCGATGTGGCAAAAGAAAAGGCTGGAAGTTATGCAAGCAAAGGGGTTTGCTTGCGAGATATGTGGCAATACAGAGCAAATGCTGCATGTTCATCACAAAGAATACTTCAAGGGTTACAAGCCTTGGGAATACGATGTGGAACAACTTGCCCTACTTTGTGAGCAATGTCATACGAAAGTTCATAGCGAAACGGATTTTTTGAAGTACGTTATATCAAGACTTCCTCTTGATGGCCCAAATTCAAGAGATGAGATAACAGGTTTGCTTGTTGGATACCTTGGTTATTTCACAGAAGAAGAGGCTAAAGAAGGAAGGATGAATCGGTACGTTTTGTTAGGCATTGAAGCAAAGAAAAAGGGGAATCAAGATGGAGTTTGAAGAGTTTTGGATGGAGTATCCAAAGAAAGTTGCAAAGAAAGCCGCTCAAAAGGCTTGGAAGCGTCTTAAGTCTGAGGATAAGAATGCTGTTGGAGCGGCTATAAAGCAGCATAAAAAATTTTGGGCAATGAAAGAAACGTCGGTTGATTACATTCCTCACCCGTCAACTTGGCTTAATCAGGGTAGATGGGATGATGTGCTCGAATTTGTTACACCAAAGGCCGCTAACAAGCAGATAGCCCTTGAGGAAAAGAATCGTCAAGTTGCTTTAGAGTGGGCAAGGAGCAAGCAATGAACGCGTCTGAAAGAGTTGAATTTGCAGAACTAGTTTCATCAGTAATGGCCTATTACAAACAAGAGACGAGTCCTTTTGTGGTTGATATTTGGTGGCAGGCTTGTCAGCACTACGAATTTGAGCAAGTAAGGAAGGCTTTAACAAAACACGCCACAGACCCTGAGCGAGGCCAGTTTGCGCCGAAGGTCGCAGATATTGTTAGGCAGCTATCAGGAACGCCAACAGATAAGGCTCAGCAAGCATGGGCTAAGGCATATGCAGCCATAGGTAGGGCGGGGCCTTGGCAGGATGTTGTTTTTGATGACCCAGTTATCCATTCTGTGATTGACACGATGGGAGGATGGGTTAAGTTTGCTAACGTTTCAATGGATGAGCTTAGTTATACGCAGCATCGTTTTATGGAGTCTTACAGGGTGTTTTTTAAGAATCCAAGGGAAGAATATCCAAAGGTGTTGAGAGGGGCAAGATCTCCAGATGATGAATACGATAGAAAAGGTTTGGCGTTGCCTGCTCCTATTGTTATTGGAAGCCCTGAAGTTGCCGCATTGGTTATGGCCGGGAAGCAGATTTCTTATAGAGATCGTGCTTTGATTGAAAACACGGCTTAGCGATAAGACTAAAGGACTAGAGCAGGTTGCAAAACTCAAGCAAATAATTAGACCTCGTAATTTAGAAGGGGAATTTTGATGAACGGAGAAGAAATAATCCGCATGGCGCGGGAGGCTGGCTTTAGTGAGCGAGACGCAATGGGAAGAACTGCGTTTCTTGGAAACAGTTATGACATTGAACGCTTCGCCGCCCTTGTTGCCGCGCATGAGCGTGAGGCTTGTGCAAAGTTGTGTGAGGAGCTGCGTGACGATTGGCTGCGTGGCCTTGGCCGTTACGAGTTCATGGGAGAAGGCGCGGACTACTGCGCCGACGCCATACGAGCAAGGGGACAGTCATGACAGACAAAGAAAAATCCTACGCACTGCTAAGAAAGCTAGCAGACGAAACGACGTATGTGATGGTGCATCCCAACGAGCTAAGAGTTCTTCTTGACGATCTTGACCATATGAGGCTGAGAGTAAGGATCGCTAGGGAAGAACTTAGCGACGCTTGGCAGCTTTATAGAGGGGATATGGCATGAAACATGTAGCGCATGTGTGCTCATTTGAAAAGAACGGCAGGCCAATGATTGCTTGGGATAAAGCTAAAGACATAAAACTTGGAGACAAACTTTACGTTGCACCAAAGCAATGGGTTGGACTGACAGATGAAGAAGTGTCAGATGCAATTGATGATGTACTTGAAGGCGGGGGTTGGCTTGACGTTGCAAGAGCACTAGAAGCAGCAATTAAAAGGAAAAACACATGAGCGAGAACAAAACAGCAAAGACACCAACGGATGGCGGGGCAGCGTTTCCCGTTGCACATTCGTACCTAATCCAATCAGGCATGTCCCTGCGTGACTACTTAGCAGCTAAAGCTAGCGAGAAAGACATTGAGTATTGGATGCCAAAAGGTTTTACTGAAACTGTTATCCAACGTGACGCTAATGGCAAATGCTACGAGATAAAACAAGTAGCCACATGGACACGTGAGCAAGCTCGTTACCGCTATGCAGACGCCATGCTGAAAGCGAGAGAGCTATGAGCAGAGAAGCTATGCAGATGGCGCTAGAGGCTTTGGTGGAAATCAACAAGTTGAGTATTGGTGAAAACGCCATCTGTCTGCCAGCGGAAATCGATGGTGCAATGGACGCCCTGCGCCAAGCACTGGAGACAGAGCGTGAATGGGTTGGTCTGACCGCAGATGAAATCTGGAAATGCAACAAAGCGAGTGGCAGTGCTGTGGAGTTTCACATTTGCTATGCACATCAGAACGTGTTGGATTTTGCGGAATCTATCGAAGCCAAGCTAAAGGAGAAGAACAAGTGGTAAATATCGTAACAGGACTACGACTGAAAGAATCAAGTTAAAGGGGCGCAATCAATGAGTCACAATATGAAAGATTCATTTGAGTGCCCAAGGTGCGGACATTGTTGCGCTGTTGATGAATGGGATGTTCAAGACAACGTAAACCATCCTAAACACTACACATCACACCCGTCTGGCGTAGAGTGCATTGAGATTACGGAGCATATGAACTTCAACCTCGGTAATGCTACGAAATACGTTTGGAGAGCGAGTCTAAAAGGCAAAGAGGTTGAAGATCTCAAGAAGGCTATTTGGTACTTAGAAAGAGAGATAGCGAGGATAGGATGAAGGTTCTTGTTGCCTGCGAATACTCAGGAACCGTAAGAGATGCCTTTGCGAAAAAAGGTCATGAAGCTTTGTCATGCGATTTACTGGCGACTGATAAACCAGGCGAGCATTATCAAGGCGACGTTTTTGACATCATTGATGATGGTTGGGATTTGATGATTGCTCACCCGCCATGTACCCATCTTGCTGTAAGCGGGGCAAGATGGTTTAAGGATAAGGTTACAGAGCAAGCAGAAGCTTTAGACTTTGTTCAAAAACTTATGAATGCTGGCATTGACCGTATCTGTATAGAAAACCCTGTATCCATTATCAGCAGCAGGATAAGGAAGCCAGATCAAACGATTCAACCTTGGCAGTTTGGGCATGGCGAAACTAAACGGACGTGTTTATGGCTTAAAGGTTTGCCTAAACTGGTTCCTACTAATATTGTTGATGGAAGGAATCAAAGAATATGGAAGCTTCCTCCTGGTCCTGATCGATGGAAAATTCGAAGCGCTACTTTTCAAGGCATCGCTGATGCTATGGCTAATCAATGGGGATGACAATGACTGACGAGCAAAAGAAGATTCTTGCTTACCTGAAAAAGCGTAAGACACCTGCTGACCTGAAGTCAGTGAGGCTACAGACAAAGATCGACAAACAGACGACGGTGAATTGTCTAAACGCTCTGCTTAAAAAAGGCTGCATCAAAACATCGTTTAGGATAGACCCGTTTACCAAGGAAAGGGTCTGGGAGTGGGTCAAGGACGAGTACGAGGCCAAGAAGGTGTCCAGGCCGAAGAAGAAGTTTAAGCCTGTCTTGGCTAAACAGGAAGAAGGCGTAGACATCAGTTTTTTCAATAATCCATTTAATCTGAGGGTCGCATGAACTTACACGAAGCAGCAGCTATGAGTGCCGCACAAGATGTTATTGAGCAAGCACAAACAACAAGTGCTCTTGAACAACGAGCCTTAGCGATTGTCAACCTTTCCATAGAGCTTCATAAGAAAGCGATAGATCTTCGCTTGCAAGCAGAAGAAATTTTGAAGGAGATTAGATTCCAATGATTGAGGGCATACTTTTAGGTTTTAGTCTTGGGTGGTTCTGCCATATCATTTTTGACTTTTACAGGGTAAAATAATGGCAAGCTCCTTCCTCTCCCTCGCCCGACTCTGTGTTGGGCATTTTTTTGTATGAAAGCAGCCGTTTTTAGCGCGATTTTCGGGTCGCATGACCCACTACACTACGCCGTTAAACAAAGCGTTCCTACGGACTTCTATGCGATCCTGGACACCATTCCTGATACCCAGGGATGGAAGCAGTTAGTCATCAATCCAAAAAGAGAATCTAGATTAGAAGCTCGGTACTACAAGACCCACATCAACGAGTACTTCCCAGACGAGGACTATGTGATCTGGGTAGACGGGTCGATCAGGATTACAAGCCCCGACTTTGTGAAGTACATGATTTCTCAGGCCGGAGATACGCTTGCAGCCTTTCAGCATCCCTGGAGGAACTGTATTTATGATGAGGCCGAAGAGTCATGGAACATGAAGAAATACGTCAACCAACCCATTCGAGAACAGGTTGAGCACTACCGGCAGATGGGCTGGCCGGAGCAGGCAGGACAGATCGCAACGGGGGTTATGTGTTGGAATGGGGGTTACCTTCGCTCAGACACCGTAGGGAAGTTTCTTGACCACTGGTGGCATGAGATCAAAGAATGGTCTGTTCACGATCAATTGTCGTTTCCTGTCTTAGCTGAGTTAAGCGGGATTGTGGTTAACGGTTGCGATAAACCATTGATGGATAACGAATATTTTAAGGTGGTTGCAGGCCACAGAATGGAGGGGTATGAGAAAGTGTCCGATACTGATATGTACGGTAGGGAGTCCAAGTCTTGAGATCACGTTGTCGTCAATCAAACTTTACGCCAAAGATGCGCCGATATATCTGTCGAGTCGGGCCGAGACAATGGACGAACGAATTTACAAGTGGGTACTCAACTCGTCGGGTAACTTTGGTGATGCCTACAACAAAATCATGGACGACGCATTCCAACATCACGATGCAGTCATCATCGCTAACGACGACATCTGCCTGACTCCAGATTCCTACAGACTTTTGCTTGAGGATGCAGATCATCTACAAAGGGCAGGGCATAAGATCGGGGTTTTAGGTGCGAGGTCGGACTACATCCTGGAAGCACAGAACATTCGGTTCGAGGGTGGTGCGCGACACGGGTTAAAGTGGGCAGAAGAACAGACGATCAAAGAAACGGGTGTTATTGCGCCGATCTTTGCTTACATCACGAAAGAAGCCTTCCAAACGGTCAGGTTTCCTCCCATCAACTGGTTTTCAGACAACGTGTTTTGTCATACACTTACGGTATTGGACTTTAAGCATTTTGTTTCAAGGAGTTACGTCCACCACGCGGGCAGTCAAAGTGTGGGTAAGGACGACTCTAAGAACATACAGGAGGCAGCAGCATGGATGTGGGCAAACGAACCAGGGATAGCAAGGCATTACCGTCTCCCTACAAGCTAAAAGTGCCTCCTGTACCTATCAGGTACGACAGGAAAGTAGGTATTCCTTTACAACCACAAAAGGCTAAAAAATGAAGGGCTTACTTTCTCCCAAAGTGATGATCGTCGTTAAACAAAACGGCGAGGACGAAGAGTATTCAGACTGTCCAGTTGCGACACAAGATATTGAGGTTAACCTCAAGAACCGTCAGAAAGCGATAGACAAGGCTCAATACGGGCCTATGAACCCTAACGAGCCTAACAGTCAATATTGGCGCGATATGGGTGCTAAGTGGCGTGTTTCTGGTGAGCAAGCAAAGAAGTCTCGTTGTGGTAACTGCGCTGCCTTCAACCAAAAACAGTCCATGCTTGACTGTATTGAGAAGGGTTTGGGCGAGGAAGATGATTGGTCGGCGGTCGATGCTGGCGATCTTGGTTTCTGCGAGATATTTGACTTTAAGTGCGCCGCGCTGAGAACTTGTGCGGCGTGGGTTACTGGTGGCCCTATCACAGACGAGGAAAGCGATGAAGAAAGCGATATGGGAGAAGGCGAGACCGAAGAAGCTGGGGAAGAGTGAACCTCTTTCCAGGTCTGAGAAGAAGTCCGCTAAGGCTATGGCCGCATCTGCTGGCAGACCCTACCCGAATCTTGTGGATAACATGAGAGCAGCGAGGAAGAAATGAAAAAGACCAAGGCTGAGAAGAAGATCTCTAAGGTTATGACCGAGTTCGGCAAGGGACAGCTCCACTCAGGTAAGGGTGGGCCAGTTGTCAAGAGTCAGAAACAGGCGGTAGCGATTGCCCTATCTCAAGCTGGCAAAGCTAAAAAGAAATGACCGCCGCTTGGACTAGGAAAGAAGGTAACAGCGCCAAGGGTGGCCTAAACGAAAAAGGTCGGAAGTCTTACGAGGCTGCAAACCCTGGCTCTAACCTGAAGGCTCCTGTTAAGAGCGGCGATAACCCGCGCAGAGCGTCTTTCCTAGCGAGAATGGGTAACATGCCAGGGCCAGAGCGTAAACCTGATGGTAGCCCTACTAGACTGCTTCTCAGTCTAAAGGCATGGGGTGCAAGTTCTAAGGAAGATGCAAGAGCGAAAGCAAAGGCAATCTCGGCGAGGAACAAAAAGTGAAGCGCAGAAAGGGTCTACTGGACGAAGAGAAGTTCCTGCCTCCGTTGCCAGAGCAGTTGCCGCGCGGGGCTAGTTCTTTGCTTGGCTACGGTCAAGGCCCAGGTATGCAGGTATTCCAAGAGGCTGCTGACGTAGGAAGAGGTTTGTTTGGAGCGACTCCGATTATTGAAGGTGGTGAGGGTTACAGAACTGGTCAGGCACTTGCGAACATTCCACCAGTTGCTGCCGGACTTGGTGTTATTAAGGCTCCAGGCAAAGCTGGTCAGCTTATAAGTTCTGTTTCGCCAAAAGTTAATCTGCAAATGGCGGCAGAAGCTGCTGAAAAAATAGGTC